GAGCAGGCTTTGATCGTCGTAACGGCACCCTTGTTTTCAACGTATTTAGCCCGCGTGGTGCTGGGCCTGGTGCTGGACTAACCATTGCTCAACGCTGCATCAGCCTGTTCACACGTTTGCAGCTTGAAAATATAAAATTTGACCCCGCAAATGGTCCGCGTGCCATTGAACCCTCTGTGCCTGAAGGGTTTTTCCAAACGCAAGTAGCCATTACTTTTGAGGCTTACGAGCAAAGCTAGACTCATAACAGCCAATACCGTTCACAACAATGGCTGTCACTGTTTTGTCCGGCACGTCCGGCGCTCTGTATTACAAGCCCGCTGGCACCACCGGTACATTCGGTGAGTCTGGCGTGAATGCTGGTACTGACACGATCACTGTTCAGACTTATCTCAATCTGAAGGCGGGCGATCCTGTTAAGTTCCGCGTCGTCAATAGTCAAACTGGTGGATCTGGCACCGGCACCCTGCCCTCGCCTATCTCTGACGCCACTACCTATTACGTTCTGAGCTACACCGCTGCAACTGGTGCGCTTACCGTATCGACTGCTGCTGGTGGCACCATCCTTGCCATTACCGACGATGGCACCGTGGCTTCACCCAATGAGTTTGAGGTGTATTACGCCGATTACGCCGCTGTCGGTCAGGTTCAATCCTGGTCATTTGAAATCAGCCGTGCTGAAATCGACGTGACCACCATTGGTCAAACCGCCGGTCAGTATGCGCCCTTCCGCGCCTATATCCCCGGTTTTGCGGATGGCAACGGTACTGCCACCATTTATGTCACCAACGAAGACAGCGCCCTGTCTAACCGCATGGTGGAAGACGTGCTGCAGCGTCAGCAAGTTGGTTGCGCCTTCAAGCTGTATACCGACAAGCAAAGCACCGAGGCCCTCAGCCGCTCCATCGCCATGGATGCCGTGCTGTTGACCGCCAGCCTAAATATCAACCCCGACGATGCTCAACAGGTTGAAATCACCTTCCGCCCGTCTGGCGTACCAACCTTTGACTTTGCTACTGCCTGATAAGGTCAGTCAGTTGGAGTTTTCACCCCCGGCCTTGCGCTGGGGGCTTTTTTATGCCTAAAGTAATCACAAACGACCTGTTTTTATGCCTGCGCCTACATCGTCTGCTCTTGCCCGGCTGAAAAAGGCTGCAAATTTGACGCCTATCAAGCGTGTGGTGACTTTGGCAAATGGCGATGTGTTTGAGTTTTACGCCACGGCTTTGACCATGGCAGAGCGTGAGCGTGCGCAGAAAATGCCCGGAGGCGATGACGCCAATGGTTTTGCTTTGAACCTGCTGGTAACAAAAGCAGTTGACGAGGCTGGTCAGCGCCTGTTTCAAGCCGGTGAAATTGCCGAGCTGAAAAATGACGTGCTTGACGCCGATCTTCAAGCCATGATGCTGGCGATCATTACCAACCCCGAGGAGCAGCAAGAGCTAGACATGAAAAGCTCTAAAGGCTGATCTCAAAAAAGACAATCTGTTGTTGCTACAACTCGGCGTTGCAAAAGAGCTGGGCTATTCATTGGCTCAACTCAATTCTGAGGTGACTCTAGAGGAGTTGCTGTTGTGGTCGGCGTATTTTGATCTGACCAATGAGGAGCAGGAACGTAGACTGAAGCAACGCCGTAGGTAAGCCGTGTCTGTCGTAGCCAGCGTTGCCATTAACGTTGACAGCCGTGATGCGGTGCAGAAGCTGCGTCAGGTTGAGCAAGTCAGCAGCAAGCTAGACCAGACATATCAAGACGTAAATGGTCGTCTGCGGGATGCAAATGGCCGTTTTGTCAAATTGGGCGATGCCGCGCAAGGCGCTAGCAAGAAAATTGATATTCTTGGCGGCGCAGTAAAAAACCTTGCCGCGCAATTAGTTGTTGCTGATTTAGCTAGACGGTTTTTCAAGGGATTTGATGAAGCCGAAAAGGCTGCCGCTGCAGTTCGCACACTTGGCGTAGACAGCAAAGCTCTTGAAGGTCAACTTCTTGCAGTAAGTAACCGTCTTGGAGGTTTGTTTTCTCAAACGCAATTGCTTGCTGCTTCATATGACGTAGCTAGTGCCGGCTTTGCTAATGCTGCTGACAATGCAAAAATTCTTGAAGCTTCCGCAAAAGGTGCCGTTGGCGGATTGTCAGACATCAACACTGTTGGCAATGCGGTTACCAGTGTCCTTAACGCATACGGAAAGTCAGCGAATGACGCAGCAATTTTGGTTGATGGTTTTATTCAAACTCAAAACGACGGCAAAATTGTTCTTAATGAATATGCACAACAGATTGGTAAATTAGCGCCTACTGCGGCGGCGGCTGGAGTTGGCATCACCGAGTTGAACGCTGCTGTTGCAACAATTACGGCACAAGGCGTTCCGGTTGAGGCAACGTTTACGGGTCTTAATCAGGCACTGGTTTCAATATTAAAACCAAGCAAAGAGGCAAGTGATCTTGCGGAGGCATTGGGAATTGACTTCAATGAGGCAGGCTTAAGAGCAAAGGGTTTTGGTGGATTACTGCAAGAAGTAAAAGAAAGGACAGGTGGCAGCACGACCGCTATGGTCAAGTTGTTTGGCAGCGTTGACGCACTCAAAGCAGTATTGCCATTGGTCAACGATGACCTTGTTAAATACAACCAAAACATTGAAAGACAAGCGAAAGTTTCGGGCGTTGCAGATGACGCAACAAAGGAGCTTGGCGGTACTGTTTCAAGTGAAGTATCAAAAATGATCAATCAGATTGGGAATCTAACCCGATCACTTGATACTGTTCTTGGTCCTGCGCTTGGTGGAATTGTCAGGCTAATCAATGTAGTGATTGCGGAGGCAACCAGAGGCATCAACGTCTTGGGTCAGCTTTTCAGTCTTGGCAAAAATACAACCATTCTTAAAAGCGCCCTTGAGTCTGGTGATCTTCGCGGCAATGCGGCTGCCAGAGTTATTCCTGGCGTTGACGAGTTAATTGGCCAGAAACGTAGGCAGCAATTGCAAAGGCAAGCTGGCGCAGGTACTGGGCTTTTCGGGCTTGGATTTAATGCACAAAAGTTTGCTGAACTTCTCAAGCAGCAGCCAGAAATTAAACGTCTTTTGGGTGCTGGCGCAGCAACTAATAGAGGAGGTGGCGCTCCCATAGGCGTGGATCCTGCCATTCAAGCCATCTTAGATAGCCTAGACAAACAGGCAAATGGTGGCGGTAAAAAAGGTCTCTCAGATGCAGAACAAGAAGCCAAGCGTTTAGCCGAAGAGCTAAAGCGATCTCTTGAAACAGGTGATCGGCTTGGTACTGAATTTAAACGTCAAGTACTGCTGCTTGCAGAAGCCGATGAAATCGAGCAAAAACGTTTGCAAATTCAATTTGACTTTGAAGATCGCGCCAAGCAGATTTCCGAGCTAAAGAACACTGAACAGCAAACCAATCTTAATCAGTTAAACACTGAAATACAAAGGCTTGAAATAATTAAACTGCAAACAGAAGAACTTAAAAGACAAGCCGAAGAAGCTGAAGAGCTTTTCAGCAAAGCGCTTGAAGGCACAGACTTTAGTTTTGAAGGCAAAGGCACAGTTGCGTCGGGTTTAACAGACAAGATCTCACAATTAAAAGAAGAGTTAGACCCAATCAAGCTGAAAGTCGATACCATCGTTAATGGCGCTACCGCGATTGGCGATGCTTTTAGTACAGCATTTGGCGAAGTAATTACAGGAGCCAAATCAACTCAAGAAGCGCTGGCGGATGCCTTCAAGAAGATTGGGGATGCCTTTATCAGCATGGCAGTTGAAATTATTGCCAAGCAGATGACTTTAATTATTCTGCAGTCAATTTACAACGCATTAAGTGGTGCTAGCGCCCGCGCAACTGCGGGCAAGAATTTGACTGGTACTGGAGCATTGGCTCAGCCAGCGGCAGTCCCTGGATTAAAAATTGGGGGCTACGCCGAAGGTGGTTTTGTCACTGGTCCCACTCGCGCACTAATAGGCGAAGGCGGCGAACCGGAATACGTCATCCCCGCCAGCAAAATGCGCTCTGCCATGTCTCGTTACTCGGCTGGCGCTCGCGGCTCCGCTGTAATCCCTGCCGGCGAAGGTGGTGACGGCATGGGCGGCACTGCCACAATGGCACCAGCATCCATCGACGTGCGTTACACCGTGGAACGCATCAACTCCGTGGATTACGTCACCGCCGACCAATTCCGCGCTGGTATGCAACAGGCTGCAGCGCAAGGCGCTCAACGCGGCGAGCAAGCCACCATCCGCCGCCTCAAGCAATCCCAGTCAACCCGTAGCCGCCTCGGAATCTGATGACTGTTACTACCGGGCCAGAATTTAGCGATCAGATTGCCTACGGGCACCTGGTGCGCTTCTACTACAAAAACACCCTCCCGTACCTGTACCAAAACTTTTACTCAGACGGCGACTTCACGTACCAAGGCGACGTTTACGGCTCTGCTGTTCCTTTTGGTTTTACGGGCGTCACAGTCAACCGAAACGGCGACAACCAATCCACCAATCTGATTTTTCCGCAAAACGGAATTACGCAGGCAGTATCAGCAAAACTGCTCAACCAATCTGGCTGGCGTGCTGAGGTTGAAACGATGCTGTTCGACCCGGATGACCGTACAAAGTTTCGGTCTCTCAGCACTTATACCGGCATGGTGGTGGCTGCCGTGTACGCCGGTCCCACCATCGAACTGGAGCTAGGCAACATCCTGGATGCCGTTGGTGCTGATGTACCACGCCGCCGTCTGACGGAGGATCTGTTTGGTCCGCTGCCTACCACCGCCAATGTGCGATTGCAGTGATCTTGTCGGCAAACCTTACCGCCTTGGCGCTGATGGCAGCGACGGAGCAATCGACTGCATCCATTTGGTTTACACAGTGCTGGGCAGATTAGGCATCCCCACGCCTGAGTTCCAAGCTGACTGGTACACCGCCGACATCAAAACGGTCTTACGCGACATCCACAAATGGGGTCGTCGTGTTGCACAGCCGCAGTACGATGGTGACGTGGTAATGCTTGCCCACGACAACTGGGCTTTCGGGGTTACGTGGCAAGACGGCATTTTCTACATCAATCGGGATCTGCTGAAGGTGGCTTGGCTCCCTTTGTGCGCAGCACCCAAATGCCGCTGTTACCGTATGAAAAAGATCTAATTGAACTTCTCGGGCTTACGGAGGAAGAATATAAAGCGCACAAAAAAGAATTACTTTGGCAAAACAGAGAGCGTTCGGCTGAATATGCGCATATACCAGATATTCGATGCGATCCCCTAACAATCAGCATCATCAGCCTAGTTGTAGGTGTCTTGTCTACAGCAGCTAGTTACCTTTTAACTCCCAAGCCAGCTCAAGCTAACCAAGCTCGCATCCGCAACCGCCAGCTCGACAGCATCACCGGGCGTGATCGTTTCGCTCCTACTTACGGCTTCCAAGCAGGACAAGACATCTCCCGTTACGGCGAAACAATTCCTATTATTTTTACCAAGCAACTACAAGATCCGTCCCTAACCAATACTGCTGGCGGCTATACCGGCGGTGTGATGATCAGCCCCAAGCTGGTCTGGTCACGGCTATTTAGCTGGGGCAACTACCAATCTGCCGACCTCGTATTTTTGGTCGGGCAAGGGCGTATGTCGCGTGCGTTTGATCCCACCAATGCGACCCAAAAAGCCGCTGATCTCGCTGGTCTTTTCATCGGCCAATCACCGATTGACTC